GCGACTCTCATATTTGTTGCATTAATCATACAGATATAGAAAAATATCCATTACATGCTTCATCTGCAATGGGATTAAATAATCCAAAATCTGTTAGTGGATATCAAAAAAAAATTTTAGATTTATATAATAAAATTGGTAAAGATGATAAGATTATGTTAAAATTTGGTCAAGTTGATACAGAATTTGTTTATTATATAAAACTGACGGATAAAGATATATCCTTCGAAGAGTTCGCAATTTGTTCCATTGATAAATATTTTGAATTTATTTTGAATAATTTAGAGATAAAAAATGTAATTATATTATCTATTTATCCTCCATTTTTAAATGATGATAACGTTAAAATGGGTATTACAAATCTTCATTTTATGGATGACGTTTTTAAAGCCAATTTAATTCATAAATTAAACTTAATTAATATTCCAACTATTAAAGAAAGAGTAAAATTTAATAAAATTTACAATCATTTATTAAAGGAAAAATGCGATGAACTGAATATTCCATTTATTGATTTTGGATCAGTTTTATTACAAAATAATGAGGAACCATTATATCTGAATAGTCATAATGATCACCATATATCAAATGAAAAAGGAATTACAGACATTAATAATATTATTTCACAATTTATAAAAAATAATCAGACTATTGTAAATTAGCTAAAATTGATTACTCTCTTTAGGAGACCGCATGCACATACTATGGTCTATTACGCAGTAGCCAAAGGACGAAATATCGGCATCTTTACAACTTGGGCAGAATGTCAACAGTCTGTCAAGGGTTTTAAAAATGCACTCTATCGAAAAACCGAGACTCGGGAAGAAGCCGTTGCGTTTATTGCACCCCAAGAACTCTTTGAACCTGCCTATTACGTCTATACAGACGGGTCTTGTCTCCACAATGGTCAAAAGAATGCATCTGCCGGTATCGGTATTTTCTTCGGTTTAAATGACCCTCGTAATGTCTCAAAGTGCATAGAAGGTAAACAGACCAACAATACTGCAGAATTGTCTGCAATCATCGAAACCTATTCTATTCTGGAAGAAGACATTCAAAAAGGCGTACTGATTGTGATCGCAAGTGACTCAGAGTATGCAATACGATGTGCTTCTTCGTATGGCATGAAATGCGAAAGTCAAGGATGGCCTGATATCCCTAATCGAGAACTTGTCCAGCGTGTATACGGTCTATACCGAGACAAACCCAACGTACGTTTCTTACATGTCAAGGCACATACGGGTAAGAAAGACGTTCACTCGATCGGGAATGCTTATGCAGATCAACTTGCAGGAGAAGCAAGTATGACCATGACTATGGGTAAATAGGTTGTATATGAAAAGATATTCTTCGACCATTTATATGAAGAAATCCTCTTGGAATATTGGTCTACTATTTAGTTTATTCTGTACCTTAGTTATACTATATGTGGTATTGTATTGTATTTTTTTTACAGATGTGATACAAAAAAGACATTATGATCTGGAAAAGGATGGGGTGTGTCTCTTACCACAAGTGCTTTCCTCAAAACAGATTGAGACACTGAAACAGTCGTGTATACAAGGAGACTACAAGGATGCAAAAGAAACACTCCTACACGATAAGTCGATAAATAAACTTCTACAAGAGACGTTAGGCTCAGACTACCAATTTCAAGACTATATATGGATCATTCAGAAATCAAGTGTACATACTTGTCATCGCGATAACAATGGAGATTTCTTTAACAAAGGACAACTCTATCCCTCTTATACATTGATTATTTATTTAGAAGACATGGAGAAGTGTTTGGGTGTCATTCCTACCAGTCACAAAGATGTGAATAGTTTTAATGTCAATATTACGAACAAAGTCGACACCCTATTGTGTAAGAAAGGAGATGCAATTCTTTTCAATGCAAATCTTATTCACGTAGGGACCATTCAACCTAAAGACGATCATTTACGTATTCAAATGAAGGTATCTCATCAAAAAGACATACCGGCATTGTATTATTATCAAGACTTTAACAAGGTTCTGAAAAAGGACAATACCATACCGAAAGAATTGTTACAATTTCAAAAGAACATGTCCTGTATGTTCCCCTATGTCTCCAATTTAACCCAGAGTGATAACATTCAAAGTTCACGAGGGACAGATAACGGCGAAACGATTGGACTACCTCAGAAGGTATTCTCTTATCTTTTTTATGGGAATAGTGATTTTTATGATTTACCCAATGCTTTTTAAAATAGAATAAACCGATATATCTTATCGTATAAGATGGACCACATGACGGCCGGTAGAAAGATAAGTCTGCATGTGGAGATGTTGGAGAAAAGAGAACTCAAGGATGGATCCTTACATATTTGTTGTGATTGTCTCAATTATATAGAACATCCTTTATTATGGTTTTATGAATATCGTTTTTATCCTTACTGTACGACATGTATTCGTTTATATGTTCAAATGGATAAAATTGAGTACTTTCAATCGAATGTACCCAAAAGGATATATGCTTGCCATAGAGGTTATGGTACACGCACGTAAGGTTGCTCTTCTTCAAGATATTCGTCTTGAATACGGGTTTCGTCAATATCTAAAAAGTTATTGTTATGATTGTATTCAGGATATTCATACAGCTTATACCAAGATGATTGATTACAAAGAATATACCTTTTGTTCACAGAGGTGTGCATCAAAAAGAAAGCGTGCTCGTTGTAAGAGACAAAAAAGGTCTACAAACATGGATGATCTTTGTAAATTGTATAATAAATAGATATAAATCAAAATCTTCTGTTTATATAATGGACCGTGTAGAACAACTGAAACAGATCCAAGCGGAAGCCCTTGCCTTGTTTACAAAGAAGAATGCAGATTATGGTGATGCCTTTGCAAAGTTTGGTGTGATCGGCGTCTTGATGCGTATTGAAGACAAAATACAACGTGCTCTCTCCATCACAAAAAATGGTATTAACTTAGTAGATGATGAAACCTTAAGAGATACAATGATTGACCTACATAATTACTCTGCTATGACCATGATGTTGATGGATGAATAATCGATCCCGGGAGGCCGTTTTCAAGAAAGGCGTTTTAAAAAAGGGCCGACCCAAAAATCCGATTCTCTCTCCCGCGATTTATACTTTTTGGTAAGTCTATACTAATGTATAAATGCATGTCATTATTTTACAAAAGTATAAACAACTTGTGACGACAAATAAAGTCATCTATAGTTTTTTTAAAAAAAGTATAAAAAAATAATATACGTAATTATGTATATGGAAAATAAATGTGTATGCTGTAATTACACAACCTTTGTAAAAGCAAATTTTATGAAACATTTAGAAACAACGAAGCATAAATTGATAAAAAGTAAGTCTAAAGTAAGTCTGGACGAAGCCAAAAGTAAGCCACACGTAAATGAGCACGAATGTAAATATTGTGGACAAAAATACAAACATAAACAATCTGTATCCAAACACATCAAGTATTCTTGTACAAAAAACAAGGATGAAGACCTTAAAGAACTCGTCCGACTACTAAATGCTCAGATGGAGCAACAACAAACTGACTTTCAAATCCAGTTACAAACACAAGCCAAACAAATCGAGAAACTCATGGGTAAACTTGAAATCACCGGATCCTTTAACACAACCAATATCCAAAACAATATTACGTTACTTTCGTATCGAGACACGGACGTCTCCCACCTTACAGATGAAGACTACAAGAAATGTATCAAGAAGGTAAACTTTTGTGTCAAGAACATGATTGAGTGTATTCACTTTAATCCATTGAAACCAGAGAACATGAACATTTATATTTCTAACATGAAAGATAAGTATTTGATGATTTACGATGGAACCAATTGGAACCTTGCAAACAAGCGCGATGAACTCGACAAGTTGTACGAAGACAAGGAGATGCTCTTAGAGGAATGGCTCGAGACCAATCAGGATCCGGTTCTCAAGGAAAAATTTGTGAAATACATCAACAACAAAGAAAAAGATGATTGTTTAAACAAAATCAAAGAAGAAATTAAACTGATGATGTACAATAAAGCCAAACCTTTAACATTTCCAACGATTGCCGCAGTCTAGACAGGTTACGAACGTCGTCATGGGCTCATCTGCTGACCGTGTCTGTGCCTGGTAATAGGTACAACGGTTTTTCTTGCAACGACGACACTCAAACGTATCCGTGCTTGCCTCGATTTTGGGAAAATATTTGTTCTCTAGTCGGATACGTTTGTTTTCAATCTCTTCACACCATTTTTCTGGATACAATTCCTGGTGTGTCTTGTACGCCATATCTTTACACAGAAATACCCCTGTAATCAGTTTCTCTTTCACCTCTGGTTTTTTCAAGGTGAAATAGAGACGACGAAAGGTATCTAAATAAAGTTGTAGAAAGATTTTATTCTCCCAACGTTTGGGAATATGATGCGAGTCAGCCTTGTCCAGAGAATGATTGTAAATACTTTTCTCTAGATTACGCGATTTCACTTCATTGGATAACATGGCCGTAAACGTATCGACTACACGCTTTCGGAGTTTTTCCATTCCTTGATCCATCTCTTGTATCAGGATGAGTTTATTATTTATATTCAATTTTGTTTTTCTAGTATAATGAGATTGATACGTTATGTATTATTCATAACGATTACAATTTATTTGATACATGGTTATTTACAAAATGATATAGTAAAAAAGATCAAAAAAATAAAAATGAATATGAATGATAGGTTACCGATGACTTCGTTACCTGACATCGTGTTGGGTCCTGGAGGAATGGTGGGATTTTATAGTCTAGGAATATGTCATTATTTAGTCAATCATTTTGATGTAAAAGACAAAAAAATGGTTGGGTTCTCAGCAGGTTCTTTTAATTTGATTTTTATGCGATTGAACGCAGAAAAACGGAATAATGTTTTACAAGAGTTATTTAAATGCAAAGAAAGTGGTTCTATATATGTTGTGAACCATCTCATGAAAATTATCAAAAAAAACACTGTATTAGAAGATTACGACCTTAGTGGTTCTTCCATTGCGGTTTCTCATACGGAGGGAATAGGTTTATATGATACATTTCTTAACATAGATCACCTTGTACGTTGTTGTAAGAGTAGTTCCCTTATTCCTTTTGTCACAGATGAGTCGTTGATCGGCTTTTATAACAATCAAATAGCCATGGATGGTGTTCTTTATTACAACCCTTTCATGGATCAATATTCAAAAAGACCTTTGGTCATCAATCCATTCATGTTTGGACGTTATTCAACCTCTTTATTAGATAAAATAAGGTTTATCCTTGGACTACATCCACTCAAAAAGACCTCGATCTATCAAATGTATATATATGGGTATCAAGACTCAAAAAAGAACCATAAGTATTTTGAGAAATATCTGAAACCTATCTCGAATACTAATACTAATCCTAATACTAATCCTAATCAGGGTCATTCATCCTCGTAATCTTCCTTTCGAAGTTCACCTGGTATCGTAATCGTTTCCGGCTCTACAAAGTGTTCAATATTCATGCATTGGTTCCATTCATGAATGGTCAAAGAGTGAAACTCCTCCTGAACCTTTTTGACGAGACAAAGATTACCGTAATATTGTTCTTGTGTAAAAGGGAACGTATAATGGTTTAGCTTGGTGTTTTTATTCTTAGGTTTCCCGTAGAGTTGATACTCGATACCATTCTTGGTCCAATTTGTTAAACACGTAAAATGGGTATCATTTCGAAACTGGCAAACTGTATAGAGTTTATCTAGGTCGGTCACAGTCTTTTCTGTCATCGACCCCTCCGTATGAACCATGATCACTGAGAACATAACTTATCTATTACAACGGCAGTGTCTTCAATTCATTTTAGGAATGCCTTCTAATTTATAATTTATAGTTTATAGTTTATAGTTTATAGTTTAGAAGTTATCACTTGTTTACCTTTCTGAGTTCTTTTTGTCTCACTCACCTGGATCGCAGTTGACAATGTATTTGTGTTGATTGTACGTTTACCCTGTAATACATTTTCAATCAAATGGTCTTCCTCCCCTGCATAAACGCAATTTATTCGATCATGTATTTCAGTATTTAATTCTTTGATACGTTCCAGTCTCATTCGGTCTATTGTTTGTTGTGCCTTTTGAACTCTTGCAATCTTTTGGGTCTCCTCTGCAAGACGAATGATTTCATCGTATACCATAAAT